GCCTAATGTCTTATTTCCGCTATCTTTTAATCCAGACAGATCGACCAGATAGGTTGCTGCTTTTACTCTGGCCGGCGCGGGCGCATTAGGATCAAGAGCAAGATGAACACGATTATAAAATAGCATTGCTAAGATTTAAGACCGTCGCGCTTTTCGAACCACACAGCGCCAGATACCGTGCATTATGCCGCCGCACCTGACTCACGGTTTCGGCTGTGTCCAGGCTGGCGGAGTAGGTAATTGTGGAAAATATATCACAGTCGTCAACGATCCCGATTTTGGGGGTCATCAGACATGCGGATAGGGACAGCAGCAGCAGCCCTGCGGCGGCGGCGCTTGCGGACCTTGAGACTATCGACGATTTGAGCATTGCGGCCATCACGCCGCATCCCCGCCCGCTCGACATAGCGACTGATCCAGTTGCCTAGCTTCGCGATGGCCTGGAGCCAGCCGAGGAGAGCCCACATTACGCATCCTTGTTGCGGTTTTTGCCGATGTTGCCGGCCAGCACGTTGAGTATCTTGAGCAGCCAACCAATCGCCTTGTCGTCCACCGTGGTTGGCGTCAGAGCGGTAATCGCGGTTGCCGCCGTGACAACAGCCAGGACGGCCTGGAGCCAGACGGGAAAATCCTCAAGTGCAGAAGTGATAAATTCCATAACGTATTCCCTTCAATCTGATTGTCTTGTATGCCGACTATAGCCAACATTGAAATATTTTGCTATACATCCCGGCATGACCCAACCAGTCGCATATATCCGCCAAGCGGACTTCACCACGTTTTCGTCGAGTTTCCCGGCCCTGCCGCACACTGGCGTGGATCTGGACACCGAATTAAACGCCCTTGTCACGACGACAGACCAGATCAGGACGAGCCTTGCTCTGATCCAGCGCGATGACGGTCTGCTAAAGAACGCCACGGTTCATGTAGATGCGTTCACCGCCGCGTCCTTGAATCTCATGGGGGACGTTACCGGCACGGCCAATGTAAACGCCGCCGGCGCGGTAATGGAAACCGACTTCAGCGCCAATACGATTTTGGCAGCGGCGGCCAACAACACGCCGCTGCCGCTAACCATCGGTGCATCGACGATTGTTGGCCGGAAATCTACCGGCAATACGGCGGCACTGACGGCGGTAGAAGTGAGGACGATCCTGAATGTTGCGAACGGGGCCACCGCAAACAGTACGAACGCGACGCTCCTGGCGCGCGCCAATCACACTGGCACGCAGATCCTAGCGACAATTTCAGACGCCGGCACCATCGCATCACAGGCGGCAAGCGCGGTTGTGATTACCGGCGGCACGGTAGACGGCGCGAGTATCGGTGGCACTACACCCGCTGCTGGCTCATTCACAACTCTCACCCTTGGCGCAACGGGCACAAACGCCACACTCAAGACAAACTCGGCTGGTACGAAAAATCTCACGCTGGGTGATGGTGCCGGTGCTTCCATTGTATCTGGTGGCAACTACAACGTGGCAATTGGTGACGAAGCTGGCACAGCGATCACTACAGGGAATAGCAATACTGCCGTAGGCCGAATGGCTTTATACTACAATACGACAGGGAATAGGAATACTGCTGTAGGTAGAGAAGCTCTAAAAGATAATACAACGGGCATTGACAATACCGCTGTAGGCTACGGCACTTTAAGAGTTCACACCACAGGGTATAACAATGTAGCTATAGGTAAATCTGCTTTATACAGCAGTACAACGTCGGATAACAATGTTGCCGTTGGTTATACCGCTCTTTACTCTGCTACAACTTCTTCTAGTAATACCGCTATCGGTAAAAGTGCTTTATATAATACGATAACAGGCAATAATGTTGCCGTTGGTGCTTATGCATTAACAGCTAACACCACGGGCACTCACAACACTGCTATAGGCGACGGCGCTTCATATTCCAATACGACAGGTAATTACAATGCCGCCGTAGGTCAGAGTGCGTTACGATATAATACAACCGGAGGCGATAATGTCGCCGTAGGTAGAGAGACTTTATATAACAATACGACAGGTAATTGGAATACTGCCGTAGGCCGGAGTGCTTTATACGCCAATACGACATCTCGTGATAATGTTGCTATTGGATATGAAGCATTGTACAGCGCCACTACAGTTGGAGGTAATGTTGCGGTAGGTTATTTAGCCTTAAAATATAACACGACAGGTTATGGTAATGTCGCCGTAGGTAAATTATCTTTACAGAACAATGCAGGTGGTTTTGATAATGTTGCTGTAGGTCACTCTGCTTTAAAATATAACACAACAGGGCAATACAATGTCGCTATAGGCAAACAGGCCCTAAACGCTAATGTAATAGGCCATTCCAATGTTGCTATTGGTAGAGTAGCTTTGCTCAATAATACCGCTAGTGATAACATTGCCATAGGCCCACTAACTTTAGCAGATAATACATCTGGTTCTGGTAACATTGCTATAGGCACTGAGTCTATGAGATTCAATGTAACAGGTGGCACCAATTACGCTATTGGACAATATGCGTTAAAAAACAATACGACAGGTTATAGCAACATTGCTACAGGAAGTGGTTCTTTAGAGGATAATACAACGGGCTATAGAAATGTTGCTATAGGGAGCGCTGCACTAAATTCTAATACAACGGGTTATAGGAATGTTGCGCTAGGTTATCAGGCCCTAAAATCTAATACGACGGTTAATTATACCGTTGCTATAGGAGGTTCTGCTTTAAGGTCGAACACTACAGGCGAACGAAATACTGCTACTGGTTATAAATCTTTAGAGGACAATACAACAGGCACCAACAATACTGCTATAGGCAATGAAGCCTTAAAAGATAATACGACAGGCGGTTCTAACACTGCTGTTGGTGATAAATCTTTATTCCTCAATACTACCGGTGGCGGAAATGTTGCTACTGGCAGAATGGCTTTATATTACAATATTTCAGGTAGTGATAATGTTGCTATAGGTGGCGGGGCTTTGCATGAGAACACAACCGGAAATAAAAATGTTAGCATTGGGATAAACGCTTTAAATAAGAATACAACGGGCGCAAATAATGCCGCCGTAGGCTATAACTCTTTAAGATATAACACGACAGGCGGCAGTAGTACTGCTCTTGGTTATTATTCTTTAAGGAATAATACAACTGGTAACCAGAATGTTGGTTTGGGTTACAGAACTCTAGAAGGTAATTCATCGGGGTATGGTAATGTTGCTGCCGGTAATAACAGCCTACTCTCCAATACAACAGGCTACAATAATACTTCTGTAGGCTATTTAGCTATGTCTGGAAGCACAACAGGTGTTGGTAACATAGCTGTTGGCTATAAAACTCTCTATGATAATACGACAGGCGGTTACAATGTTGCTTTAGGCTATAGTGCTTTAGAAAGTAACACGGTAGGTACTTATAATGTTGCCATCGGCAGATTGGCTATGGCTAGCAATACTACAGCCAGTTACAGTGTCGCCGTGGGGCAACAAGCCTTAAACGCTAATACAACTGGTCAGGATAACAGTTCTGTGGGTTACGAAGCCCTAAAGAACAATACAACGGGTAGCAGTAATGTTGCCGCAGGGAGAGACGCTCTAAGATATAATACGACAGGCACTAAGAATACTGCCATAGGGATTGCTGCTTCATATAGCAATACGACGGCCCATTACAACACTGCTGTCGGCAGCAATGCTTTACGACTTAATGCGACAGGAGGTAGTAATACCGCCGTAGGAGAGGCGGCTTTATATAAAACTACGGTAAGTAACAATACTGGTTTGGGGTACTTCTCTTTATTTGATAACACGACAGGCACTCATAACGCTGCTGTGGGGGCGTACTCTTTAAGGTATAACACTACAGGCGTTCGTAATATGGCTGTGGGCTATGCTTTATACGCTAATACGACGGGTAGCTATAATGCTTCTATGGGGCACGACTCTTTAAGGAATAATACAACTGGTTCTAATAATGTTGCTATAGGCGATCACTCTTTATATTCCAACGCGACAGCCAGTAATAATACTGCTTTAGGTGTACAGGCTTTAAATAGCAACACCACTGGTTCAAACAACTCAGCATTTGGGTCTTATGCGCTTCTAGCCAACACCACTGCTTCATACAACTCAGCGACTGGAGCTAATTCGCTTCGAAACAACACCACTGGTACATCGAACGCAGCGACTGGGTATCAATCGCTTTATAGCAACACCACTGGTTGGTATAACACTGCTATTGGGTATCGATCGCTTCGAAACAACACCACTGCTTCATACAACACAGCGACTGGCAATTCTGCGCTTTTTAACAACATCACTGGTTGGTACAACACAGCGACTGGGGATTCTTCGCTTCATAACAACACCGCTGGCGCAAGCAACACAGCGACTGGGAAAAGCGCGCTCTTTAGCAACACCAGTGGTTCAAACAACTCAGCGACTGGGGCTAATTCGCTTGAGGCCAACACCACTGGCGCAAGCAACACAGCCATGGGCGCTTATGCTCTTGATGCCAATACTGCCGGGGATAACAATGTCGCGTTTGGCGATTTTGCATTATCTGCAAATACTACTGCCGATGTCAACACGGCTCTAGGGCATTATGCGCTTTACTCCAACACCACTGGTTGGAGTAACACAGCAACTGGGGGGAGTTCGCTTTATGCCAACACCACTGGTGCGCACAACTCAGCGAATGGGGTTTATGCGCTTCGATACAACACCACTGGGTCGGACAACGTAGCGGCTGGGTTTGAATCGCTTAAAGCTAACACTACTGGTACAAAAAACTCAGCGACTGGGGGTTGGGCGCTTCTAGCCAACACCATTGGTTCATACAACACAGCGGCTGGGGCTAATTCGCTTGAGGCCAACACAACAGGCTCTAATAATGTTGCTCTTGGTTTTAAGGCTTTACAAGCCAATACGACAGGTAGCGAAAATATTGCGGTAGGTCAGCACGCTCTTAAAGCTAATATAAATGGCCAGTATAATGTTTCTCTAGGTAGAGAGAGTTTATTTAAAAGTACAGCAGGTAACTTTAATACTGTTGTTGGTAGAATGGCCATGTATGAAAATACATCAGGTAGTAACAATACTGCCTTGGGCCAGCAATCTTTAAAGTCTAATACAACGGGTTTAGCTAATACTGCCGTTGGTTATGGTGCTGGTTATCTAACTACAACAGGGAACAATAATACAACTTTGGGCAACGGCGCTGATCCATCGTCAGCCACGGCATCCAATGAAATCACATTTGGCAACAGCAGTATCTCAGCCATCCGTTGCCAAGTTCAGACCATATCCTCTCTGTCAGATGAGCGGGATAAAAAGGACATCGAGGAACTGCCAGTCGGTCTGGACTTCATTAACGACCTGAAGCCCGTCAAATTCGTCTGGGACATGCGTGATGGCGCTAAGAAGGGCGTCAAAGAGATTGGCTTTATCGCCCAAGATTTAGACGAGGCTCAAATCAATGCGGATGCTGAAGACTATCTGAACCTCGTACTAAAGAGCAATCCAGACAGGCTAGAAGCATCTTACGGAAAGCTAGTTCCTATGCTAGTTAAGGCCGTTCAAGAACTTTCAGCCGAAGTCAATTTGTTGAAAGCAGTTACAACCCACTAACCAAGGACTCATACAATGGACGATACAATGGACGACATCCCAACCGAAGAAGAAATCGCTTCGCACTTCTCCGCGATGGACGATAGCGTGGCCCTAATCACAGCCATAATGGCAGACGACGCTGATTTTGTTGCTGATGATCCAGACGGCGCTGACGGCGTTAAATTGATGGTCACGCGCAACACAGACCATCTTGAGATCCAAGCAGCTAAAGTCTGGTATTCCGATTCCAGCAAAAGCAAGACGCCCTATACTGACGCAGTTACCGTCGGCAAGACATATGTTGGCTAGAACAGCCATTTAACCACCACAAAGGAAAACTCAATGTTTCGTAAGATCGAAATGAAGACCGCGACCATAACCACAGACGACGGTGAGGATATACAGTTCTGCTACCGCGATACGATTCTGGGTTTCCTGCGGTCGCCGCTGGATCACGCAGGCCTGTCTGTGGCGGACATTAAACAGCTTGTCCCGGTGATCGACGCAATTGCTCGCTCTGGAGATTCCGTTGTCCTTTCAGACGACGAGTGGAAACTTGTTTGCGCGCGCATGGAAACGGGCCTGCGTTTTCGCATAGCAGACAGGGTGGTTTTGGACTTCATTGACGACATCGAGGCGGCAGAAGCCGTCGAAGAAATCACTGAACCCTAAGAGCATCGCAATGGGTGTCGATCCAGTAAACGTCAGCAAGATCGCACTTGATGCCCTTGAGGCCGGGACCAGAGCGCTAACTTTGATCGAGTCGCATGAGAAAATTTGCACGGTCCGGTGGGCCACAGTAACGCGATTCATGGCGCTTAACATTGTCGGCCTGATTGCCGGTATGGGTAGCATTCTGGGGTTTCTTTTGATAGACAAATTCTTCTAGGCTCATGGCGACATCAAATGAAAAACTTCGGCGGGCTGCGACGTATCTTCTGAAGGTTCAGGAGAGCCGGGAGGATCTTCTTGCGTTCACGCACATTACGATGCCGCATCCCGATGATGTCGAGGACGTGTCCCGCAGCCGATATGTGCCTGTCCGGCATCACCGTGTCCTAGCGGCGGCCTTGGAAGGGGTCGATAAGGGCATCATCCCACGCCTGATAGTTACAATGCCGCCCCGGCATGGCAAGTCGGAGCTTTGCTCCAAGCGGTTCCTGGCTTGGTATTTAGGCCGCAATCCGTATCGCTCCCTGATCTTCGGTACCTATAGCGAGGACTTCGCGCGCGACTTCGGCCGCGACGTTCGAAGCATTATGCAGATGCCGGTCTATAAGCAGATTTTCCCCGGCATTGCCTTTCGCAAAGGCGCGGCAAGTGCGACCGCGCTTCAGACCACAGAAGGCGGTCTTGCGGTTTTTGTGGGGCGGGGCGGGGCGGCAACAGGTCGCGGAGCAGACCTTCTATTGCTTGATGATTTAATAAAAGACGCGGCTGAAGCAGACAGTCCGACTGTCCGCGAGAGTGCGTGGCAGTGGTTCACCCGCGTTGCCATGACGCGGCTTATGACGGTTGGCGCATCGGTTATTATCGTTCTGACCCGGTGGCATGAGGATGACATTGTTGGGCGTCTGACGGATCCTGAAAATCCTCACTACAGCGAAGCTGAGGCGCGCAAATGGAAGATCATCAATTTGCCATTTTTCGCAGACAGCAAGGATGACCCCCTTGGTCGTCCGGTTGGAGAGACAGACGCAAGTGTTTTGTGGCCGGAGAGATTCCCCGCCGCTTTTGGGTTGGCGCAGCGCGGTCTAAACCCACGCGGTTTTTCGGCGCTCTATCAGCAAAATCCGACACCGGAAGACGGCGATTTTTTCACCAGAGACATGGTGGCGTTGTATACGCCGAATCAAAGGCCGGCCATGTCTGATCTGCGTCTTTACGCCGCCAGCGATCACGCGGTCGGAACCAAGCAAACCAACGATGCCTCGGTATTTATGATCGTCGGTGTTGACGCGAATGACGATATTTGGATTCTCGATGTCTGGTGGGAGCGCGCGCCGGCAGACGTGGCGGTCGAGGCAATAATCAACATTATTCGCCGCCGCAAGCCGATAATCTGGTGGGCGGAAAAGGGCCATATATCCAAGTCGATTGGTCCGTTTTTGCGAAAGCGGATGCGTGAAGAAAGAGTTTACGCAACTATCGAAGAAGTGACCCCTGTAAAGGACAAGATGACCCGCGCGCAGTCGATTCGCGCTCGCATGTCGATGAAAAAGGTGCGGTTTCCCAGAGGCGCGCCCTGGCTTGGAAATGCGATCCACGAATTGATGAAATTTCCATATGGTACGTTCGATGATTTCGTCGATGTGTTGTCTTGGATCGGTCTTGGTCTGGACAGAATAGCTGCCCCTGGCTTCAGGATGCCACGCACGCAGGAAATCCCGCCGGTGGGCACATTCGCGTGGGTGAAGTTTGACAGCGAGCAGCGCAAAAAGATAGCAGGGCACGCAAAGGCGGCAGGAGGATTCTAATGGAACATGAGTCTGAAGAAGTGCAGGATTCAGGGGTGCGCCGGGAGGTTGACCCCGACATTTCGACAGCGCGCGAAGCCTTGGTCAAGGACATCTTCTCACGGGTTGATAGCACTAAAAAATCAAGGTTTGCCAAGCAGTTTAAGCAGATGCGGGCCGACCAGGATTTGACTCGGTATGGGTATGAAAAAGCCAACTGGCCGAAGGACAGTTACGTTGCAAACATCACGCACCGTCACGTTCAGAATCGCGTTGCAACACTATATGCGAAAAACCCTAAAGCCATTGCCCGCCCGCGCGAGCGAATGATTTTCCAAGTTTGGGACGAGAATCCAGACACAATTTCTATGGCCCAGGACACGCTGACGCAGGCCATGCAGCAGTCCGGCGGCAATGCTATCGCTGGGATGGCAGAGGATCCGGCAATCCAGCAGGCGGCGGCAATTCTTGAGGATTTCAATACTGGCCGTGCGCGGAAAGACATGCTGGCCGGAGTAGCGCGGACGCTGGAACTGCTGTTTGCGTACCAACTGTCTGAACAGACACCGGGCTTCAAACTTCAGATGAAACAGCTTATTCGGCGCACGGTCATCAATGGTGTCGGCTATGTGAAGCTCGGCTATCACCGGGCGATGGAGAAAACCCCAGAGACTACCTCTCAAATTGCAGACATTTCAGCGCAGCTTGCGACAATCGAGCAAATTGCCGCAGACATGCAGGACGGCATAACGTCGCCAGACGACAAGGAGGCCGAGGAGTTGCGAATCGCCTTGGCGCGCCTTCAAGAAGAAGAAGAAGTTGTCGTTAGGGAGGGACTTGTTTTTGATTTTATCAAGTCTACCAGCGTTATTATTGACCCTGATTGTACCCTGATGACCGGATTTATCGGGGCGAATTGGATTGCGGTTGAAATGTTCATGTCGCCTGAAAAGGTGAAGAAATTTTATCAGGTGGATGTTGGTCAAAGATTCACCCACTACAACCAGAACAACACTCAAACCAAGAGCGGCAATTCGCACCGAGATTCCAAGGTTAAAGATAAGCGGACTGTCCGTGTGATCGAGTATTACGATAAACCAACCGGCACGATGTATACGCTGGCGGAAGGGTATCCAGATTTTCTGGAGGAGCCTAAAGCGCCATCTGTCAAGGTTGAACGATTTTTCCCAATTTATGCGCTGACCTTTAATGAGGTTGAGCATGAAAATGAACTGATTCCGCCATCTGATGTTTCGTTGATTCGGGATATGCAAGAAGAACACAATCGTTCCAGGCAGGCGCTACGCGAACACCGCCGGGCCAGCCGGCCTAAGTTTGGCGTTGCGGGGCAGCTTGAGGATGAAGATTTGGAAAAACTCGAAACCCATCCTGCCTTTGCGATTATCAAATTTCAGTCGATGCTGACGGGGCAAAAGATCAGCGACTTTATCCAGGCCATCCCGACAATTCCAATTGACCAGAATTTGTATTCGACGAATCATATTTTCGAGGATATGCAGCTTGTCTCTGGCAGTCAGGAAGCAAATTTCGGTTCAATCTCTGGCGGCACGGCAACGGAGACAAGCATTGCCGAGGGTTCACGCACGTCTGCGGCATCGTCAAGCATTGATGACGTGGATGATTTCTTTACCGCTCTGGCGCGCGACGCCGGCCAAATCTTGCTCATGGAAATGGATGCAGTAACGGTCAAGCGTCTGATTGGTCCCGGCGCTGTCTGGCCGGAACTTTCAAGGTCTGAAATCGCATCGGAAATTTTCCTCGAAATCGAAGCCGGCTCAACCGGCAGGCCAAACAAGGCGATGGATCTGAACAATCTTCAGACAGTCTTGCCATTTTTGCTACAGATGCCGGGCATTACTCCGCGTTGGCTGGCTGAAACGGTTCTGAACCGGCTCGATGACAATCTTGATTTGACCGATGCGTTTACGTCCGGCCTGCCAAGCATTGTATCGCAGAACGCGAATCAGCAGCCCGGCACGGGGGACGCGGCCTCGGATCCCGCAGCGCAGGGCGGTCAGGGCGCAAATAATGCACCTGTAGCTTCCGGGCCGCAGACAGCAGCGCCTGAAGCAGCGTTTGGATCGGGCGATCAGGCGGGTGGTCCGCTTCAGCGCCGTCCGCAGAGTTGAGAGAGCTTGACAAAACAGACAAACTTTAATAGACAAACAGACAAGACGGCATCGCTGTGAAGCGACGCCTATCGCTAGATCGAAAGGACGCTAAATGGCCGAGAAATCAGTCACAGCGGTTTCGTCCACCACTGACGCGGACCAAACCACCACGGACGCTAATGAAGCCAGCGAAGATTCGTCCAAATCGCAATCCCAGGACGCTAATGCAGCCGCCAACGCTGCGCCCGATGCAGAAAGCAAGGATTCACTTCTTGAAGTTCTACGCGATGTAGTCGTAGAGAAGTCGCAGGAAGACAATGAACCTGAAGCCAAAGCCGGGCCAGACGAAAGCGAAAGCGAGGAATCGTCCTCCTCGTCCAAGAGCGAAGATTCGGATGCCAAGGCAGATGCCAAGGCGGACGATGACGAGCTTCCTCCTTTCCATGAACATCCTCGCTGGAAGGAAAAGCAGGCCGAAGTCGAAGCGTTAAAGCCTCGTGCGGAGCAGTACGACAACATCACATCATTTCTGGATGAGAATCGAATCAACCATGATGAGATGGCGGAGTTGTTCACTGTTGCCGCGTTGCTAAAAAACAACCCCGCCGAGGCGCTCAAGCGTATTCAACCCACCATCGACCGACTGAAAGAGTTTCTTGGCGACACGTTGCCGACAGACCTTCAGGAAAAAGTCGATGTCGGGATGGTCGACAAGGACACTGCATCCGAATTGGCGGCGTCGCGCAACCGTAATGAGTTCGACGCCGCACGCACAGACCAGCAAAGCCAGGACGCCCAGGCGGCGCAAGCCGCCCAGGCGCAAAGCGACCACATCGCTTCCGTGGTCGAGGCAGTTACGGGATGGGAGGAATCCGCATCGTCAAAAGACCCGGACTTCGCAATGAAGCGACGTTTCGTGAGAGATCGTATTCGGGCGATCACCGTAGAGGAAGGCCAGCCAAAGACGCCAGCCGACGCGGTGAGCATGTCTCAAAGGGCGCTGGTTGAAGTTACGGAAGAATTTCGTGCCAGTCTCCCAAAACGAGAGCCGAAAACGATCAATACGGGGCGTTCGCAAAATGGCGTCCCTTCACCAGAGCCAACAACCCTGCTTGAAGCCGTTCGTTTGGCGGCAGGCAGGGAAGCGGCATGAGTGACGGGGACATTGCGAAAGGACATTCGTTATGGCTTTTACGACAGCACAACTCGACAATATTGCAAACGCCGCGCTCGATTTCTATATCAAAGGCAAGGCGCTTTCCCAGCTAATCCAGGCACGTCCGCTTTATGACGGCTTGCGCGCCGGGCAGCGAACCTTCCCCGGCGGCAAAGGGGATATTTCCGTTCCCATCAAGGGTGCGTACACCACGGATATTTCGGGCTTTACGCACGACGATACCGTGACTTACGCGAATCCAGCCAACATCAAGCGGGTTGTCTATCCGTGGAAAGAAATCCACGCCGGCATTCAACTTACCTTGACTGAACTCAAGCACGACGGAATCTCAGTCGTCGATAGCCTGAACTCCGAAAACACGACCGAACATTCCGACGCCGAACTGACCCGCCTCACTGGGCTGCTCGATGACAAGCTGGAAGATATGGCCGAAGGTTGGGCGCAGGGCTTCAACAATATGTGCTGGGAAGACGGGTCGCAGGACTCCAAGGAAGTTGCCGGCATACAGTCGATTATTGTGGATGCTCCCGCGACCGGGACGCTCGGTGGGTTAGCGCGGTCTTCAAACACTTTCTGGCGGAATCGTCAGTTGGTCGGCACAAGCAAGGTCACGTCCAGCACATCCTCATCCGCTTTAATCAACGCACTTCGCACTGAATTTAGGCAGCTTCGCCGTTATGAGGGTTCGCCACAATGGTTGATTCTGGCGGGGGCTGATTTCCTTGAGGCTCTGGAAAAGGAATTGTTTGCTAAGGGCAACATGACCGATACCGGATTTTCGGCGCGCAAGGCCACGGATTTCTCCATGGCGGAAATTTCCTGGCATGGCAAAATCTTCCAGTATGATCCAACCTTGGATGACATCGGTTATGCCAAGCGGTGTTACGTCATAGATACCAAGCATATTTCTCTTTATGCGATGGATGGCGAGGACATGAAGCAGCACGCGCCGGCGCGTCCGTCCGATCAGTACGTTATGTACCGTGCGATGACCTGGACCGGCGGTCTTGTTTGCCGTCGCGCCAACTCATCGGGCGTTTACGAAATCGCCTAACAGGAGCTTGCTAGGGCGGGGCTTCGGTCCCGCCCTACTTCTCATCAACCACCATAAAGGATTATCTTGTCATGGAAATTTCCACAATCGAACTAAGGCTATCGGGCGACATGCGGAATACGGTGGTGAAAATCGGCGTTACTCCGGCGGAAATTCTTGTCCTGCGGGCCATCCACGGACAAGGTTCGGTTTTCAATGTTCAACCGGGCGATACGGACAAGCGCCCTCATGCAGATGAACTTGAACGGTTGCGGAGTATTTACGCGCCACGCTTTCAAGACGAGGGTAAGAAAGATATTGTCGGCCAGATGTTCCCCGGCATTGCGCCGCAGCTTCCAGTAAAGCTGAAGGACATTCAGATCGCCGACGAGGATTTCCACCGCGACGTTACATTGCCCGCACGGCGCAGCAAGGCGGCCAAGAAGGCCAAGCCGGATGTCGTAGATCTCACGCCCCCCCCTGCGCCCCAGGTACTTGAGGCATAGCCATGGCGCGAGGGACGCAGCTTGGCGCGCTGATCGCTGACCTTCGGGCGGCGACCAATCAAAGTACCAGCGCGGCGCTGGGTGTGAGCGTTTTGACGTTCCTCAAAGAAACATTGCAACGCCACCAGCGGTTTCTTTGGAATGAATACGATTGGCCATTTTTGCGGAACTCATACAATGTTAACGCACAGGCCGGGTCGCGTTATTACGATGTCCCGGCTGGTCTTGTTCTGGAGCGCGTTGAGACGGTCGAATACAAATTCAACGGCAAATGGGGCACGGTCTATCAAGGGATTTCGACCGCGCAATACAATCAATATGACCCGGTTGCGGACGAACGAAGTTCTCCGGTTACGCATTGGGATCCCTACATCGACGGTCAATTCGAGATATGGCCGCTGCCGGAAAACAATGGCATAACGCCGACCGAAGAAGATTCTATACGCTTGACGGGGATCCGCGATCTGTCTGTTTTCGTGGATGACGCAGACACGGCAGACATAGATGGCGATCTTTTGCTTTTGTTTGCCAAGGCCGAAATTCTTACCGGGCAAAAAGACAGGCGCGCACCTATTGTTTCCCAGCAAGCGGCGGCCCTGTTCGAACGCCTGAAGGGGCGGCTCGGCTCACGCCAAATTCGGATAATGAACGGTCGAGAATTGCAGTCGTATCGACCAGGAGTCCACAATCTTCAGGCCCGATGGACGCCTTAAATGCCATATATCTTGATAACAGATTTCAAGGCCGGGCTTGATGTTCGTCGCCTGCCGGAAGCAGCAACCCCAGGATCTTTGACGACTCTAATCAACGCGCACATAAATCGCGGCGGTGAAATCGAAAAGCGGCTCTCCTTCGTCAGCAAATATACCATCCCGACTGGTACATTTGGCCTTCAAGCTACAACGTCCGCCCTGTATGTCTTTGGCAGCGGCACTGACCCTGGCGTGCCATCCGGCCTGACCTACCAACGATTGCAGCATCCAGACGCCTTGGCAATGTCATCTATCACTCATTCCGAGGTATTCGGCGGAAAAATTTATGCCATCGCCAAATACTCCGATGGAACCGAGTATGCGTTTTTTGACGGCGCGCTGGTAACGGACTGGCTTGATGGGATTGTCCGTTCAACCGATACAGACAATGACGGCATTGCAACCGCTCTGGCCACCTTAGTTAATGCCGACCCCAACGTAACGGGGACTTCGACCACTAATGTTGTGACGATTGAAGGGGCCGCCGGGGAAACTTTCTCGGTGACATCTGACGCAGACAATGGCACGGGCAATGCGACTGACGATCAGACAGCGACGGCCTTGAAGACACAGACAGCAATCGCTGGGCAGCCTGAAGTTTTGGCGGTTGGGAAGATTCAGATCACGGGCGGAGAGGAGCCTACCGCTGCCACCGGATCAATCGACCTTACCGCTGGGGCGTCTGGCAGCGTCGATACGATTACAGTCAACAGCATAGATATTCTCGGTGGAAGCGAGGCGTTCAATACGGATCTTTCCACTACGGCTACCAATGTTGCGGCGACAATCACGGCAAATACTTCCACGCCAAATTACAACGCTGCGGCGGCAGGCGCAGTAATCACAATCACAGCGGAAAAGGTTGATGGCGCAGATGCGAACGCGCTTGCCGTCGATGGAACTTCGACCACGATTACACTTGGAAATAAAGTCAATATGAGCGGGGGAATCACCCGGCGGCTCCAGCGTTTCCTGGTCGATGGAATCAATATTTTGTCTGGCCCTGTTGGGTATACAGTGTCGAACTCTGGCACGGCGACGGCTATTAAAGACAATGTGAATAATAATACTTCGTCGCCAAATTATACTGCCGTGACAGATGGCGGTACGATTGTAATTTCAGCCATAGCCGGCACCGGGAGCGATCCTAATGGGCATGTCGTGGAGGCGGTTTTCCAAAATGACGACACTGAAACAACAACCGAAACACCGCCGGTTGAAACGCCTGTTTCAGCCGATCCGCCGCCGGAAAAAACTGAAGATCCGTTTGAACGACAGGTTCGTGAAGCTCTAGAGGCGGCGGACTTCGGATGACAGTTGTAACAGGCTCAGTTGTCTCGCACATGATGGACGGTAAGGACGCGATTACCGGCGTCGCGCAGAAATATACTGTCACGATCGCTGGGACATTTGAGGTTGGCGATAGATTTACGATCACGCTTGGCAGCAATGATGCCCGTTCGCGGTATGGAGCCGGTGGCAATCCTGTCCCTCCCGGCGTTTTCGCGCTGGCGTATAAATCCAAAGTCTACGTCATCTCTGGATCAATCTTGTATTTTTCCGGCGTCGATGCGCCGCTCAAATGGAACACGCTCGACACTGGGGCCGGCTCGATCTACATGGCGAATCAGGCCGCCGGGGCGGAGGTTCTTGTAAGTCTTGCCACATATTTTGACCGTCTCGCAGTGTTTTCCAGGCGCGCGGTCCAGATATGGTTTGTCGATGCCGACGAATCAACCAACACGCAACTTCAGATCTTAAACAACACCGGCACAGTAGCGGCAGAGTCGGTTAAAAGTTTCGGTGATACCGATGTCTTTTATCTGTCTGATAGTGGCGTTCGCAGTCTGCGCGCTAGAGATAGTTCAAATTCGGCCCATGTGTCTGATGTTGGAAGCGCAATCGACGAGATTATCGTCCCGCACATGCAAAGTCTGACAGCGGCCCAGGTCAAGGCTGCGGTTTCGGCGGTTGAGCCGGTTGATGGAAGATTCTGGCTTGCAATCAAGGATACAATTTACGTTTTCTCGTTCTTCCCCGCTTCAAAAATTTCAGCTTGGTCAACTTATAAGCCGGGGTTCGATGTTGATGAAATGGTGACACAGAATGATGCAATTTATATTCGCGGTGACAACACGGTGTATTTGTACGGAGGGGATAATAGCACCACCTATGATTCCACGACGGTCACTGTGGAGATCCCGTTTCTGGACGCCGACGATCCCGCTGCGCTGAAATCGTGGACAGGATTAGATGCGGCAATTGAAGGCACCTGGACTGTTAAATTGGGGCTTGATCCAGCAGACCAGACGGATCTTGAAACGATTGCCGTTATTACGCGAACAACCTTTCCAGACCAGCGCGTAAGCACCGCCGGTCGCTCAAGCCATGGCAGTTTGCAGTTTGTCAGCACCGCCGATGGTGCGGCAAAAATATCAACAATAGCTATGCACTACGCAAAAGATGATTCTGGATAGCGCCACGCCAGACAGCGTGTACGATGTCGCATTAAACATGCGTGATGCTGATTTTCGAGAGGTTTGCGCGCTCTCATGGAGCGATGATCGCCGCGAAATTGCTGAAGACATGGCGGCCCGGTGGGGTGAAAAGCCTGACAGCGTGTATATCGCAAAAATGAATGATGTGCCCATTGCAATTGTTGGCTGGATCCCGGTTTGGCCGTCTGTCTGGTCTGTAATGATGATAGCGACAGACGATTTCAGACACATATCTACACCGCTGACAAAGGTGATCTGCTCTGCTATAATTCCAATGCTCAATCGTATTGGAGCAAGGCGCATTGAGTGCCGATCTATCGAAGGTCATCATACAGCGCATAAGTGGATTGAGTTCTTGGGAATGAGAAACAGGGTCAGGCTTGAAGGTTTCGGCAAGGGCGGCGAGGATTTCATCGTTTTCTCTTGGTTCAGGGACCGTGACGGGGCGCTTAAATTCGGAAAGGGCTTCTAATGTGTATCGGATTGGGCGGCGGAGATGGCGGCGCAGGCGAGGCGCGCGCTGAAGAAATGGCGCGGCAAGGCCGCATTAAAACAGGCACAGATCAGATCAACACTAATTTCGCTGGCTTTGATGACAAGTTTTATTTGGAGCGTGAAAATGCTACTGTCGATTTCCTGTTACCGCAGCTAAATGAACAGAAGGCTGACGCGACTCGCCGACTGATTTATTCCCTGGCAAACGCCGGCCAACTTAATTCCAGTACGCGCGGAAAGCGGTTCGCCCGGCTGGATCGTGAAGACGCGCGCGCGCGCTTGGCGGTGGCTGATCGCGGCAGGCAAGCTGGCAACGCAGCGCGCAGCGCCGTTGAGTCAGCCCGGTCCAACCTGATCCAAATATTGACCGCGACGGCTGATCCAGGCGCGGCAGCGTCGTCCGCTGCGGCCCGGCAACAGCAATTAGCGTTGGCCCCCACAGTTGGTCCGCTTGGCGCGGCCTTCACTGACATTGCCTTTGGTATTGGTCAGGGAATCGAAGCAAGACGTGATGGGAATACAAATTTTGGCGCTCGTTTGTTTGCGCCATCTTCAGGCGGATCTTCTCGAATTGTAGCGTAGGAAACCGACAATGTGTGATCCAGTTTCAATAGCTATGTCTCTCGGCGGTTTTGCGTTGCAACAGATGGGGCAAAGCAAGGCCGAGAAAGCCCGGCGCGGCGTCATCACAGCCGAGGGCATCCGCCGGCGTGGGTACGAGGACACGGGGCGGTCTTTTGTTGACGAAAATATCGAAGATTTTGACGCCAATGTCTTCAAGACCGCGACTTCCGAGCGCGCGCGGCGCATTGGGAACAACGCACAGAAGATTCAGGACGAGACTCCATCCACTGCGGCACAGGAGCCGACCGGATTGAATCGCGCGCCCAAGGTGATTTCGTCCGACATCAACCGCGAAAGAAGCGAACAGGCAATCGACAGCGCCGGAGACACGAAGCGGTTTGGTATTGCGAATGCCTTCAACGATACCCTTATGGGCCGCAATCGTGATCTGGTCCGCACAGGAAATGTTGTTCAGCAGCAGGGGAATTTTGCGCGCGGATCTGCGGGGATTGTCCCGCTTGAACTTCAGGCGGCTTCAAAGAGAGGTGCCGGTCTGCGGGCTTTGGGCGATCTACTGAAACTGGGTAGCGCGGTATACGGTATGCCGGTGTCTGCCCCCACTACGGTAGGTACGATTGCTACACCAAGCGTCTTGGGGCCACTAGGCGCGGGGGATGAATTTGGCTTCGGGAAGATTTTTGCCGGTGGGCCTGGGTTTAATCCTTATACCAACTTCGGAGGCTTTATGCCGCCGCTCCGTCCTAATTTTTCCAGCTTCCTGGTGCCATAATGGCATCGCATTTTGCATCGCCGTTCTTCTTGAACGAAAGAATCGCAGACGCCTTTCAGTCGCTTACCGGTGCGATCAGAGGCCCGTCTGCGGCAGATAAGGCCAACGACGCGCGCGCCGCATGGCTGGATCAGAAGACATCTGACTTGAGGGGATACGCGGACGCGCGCAACAACTTTGGTGGTGTCGTTGATGCGTTTGATTTTTCGATGCCGGAGGGGGTTCAGAACGCACTGTCTTCGCTTTTAATGAATCGGATACAGGGCGGCGGTGACGGGTCCAAGATTGGGGCGATCTTCAATTCGCTCGTACAAAACACCCCCGGCACTTCAGAGGACGCGCGATTCCGGGCGTTTGCCGGCGCGGGGAAGGCCGTACCACGCGGGAATGCGATTTCTCTCGAAGGTCATGACAGGCTGAACCGAAATTATTATGCGGCATCTGCGGTAGAGAATGATGCTGGTATTGCGGGACGGTTTGCGCGAAACGCCGCTGATAACGCCAGGGCTGTTACGACCAATATTGCCAATAACATCAGGGCTGTCACAACGAATACGGCTGATAACGCCAGGGCTGTTACGACTAACTCCGCCGATATAGTCGGGCTGTTTAAGCGAAACGCCGCTGATAACATCAGGGCTGTCACAACGAATACGGCTGATAACATCAGGGCTGTTGCGACTAACTCCGCCGATAATGTCGGAAAGGCCGAACGTAGTATCGTCAGTCTAGCCGCCAAGGCGGCACGCCACGCCGCCAGTGTCGCCGGGCTTGGTGCGCGGCAAACTGAATCTCTAGCCGCCGAGGCCGTTCGCCATGCCGCCTCGATAGTCGGAGAGGGTGAACGCGACACCGCTAAGATTATTGCCGAGGCCACTCGCTATGCCGCTTCCATTGTTGGGCTTGGGGAGCGGCACGCTTTTAGCCTTTCCGCCGAGGCCACTCGCCATGCCGCTTCTATTGTTGGGCTTGGGGAGCGGCATAATCTGAGCCTAGCCGCCGAAGGCGAACGCAACGATGCTTCGATTGCCGGGTCGTTTGCGACCAATGCGGCAGACAATGCCGCCGCCCATGAATTAGCTGTCCTGGGCCTTAACAATCCGAACCTCGCCCCTGGCCATGTGCAGTACCTCGCCCCGGAATTTCAGCCCATCCCAACCGTTCCAGTACCGGGTGAAGCGCTTCTGCCGGGACCGCGCGCGGACATTCCGCCGGCTAACACGGTGGCTTCAGTTTATGCAGCCGCGCCGATGACTCCAAGCCAGAAAAGATCCGGGGCCGGTCCCAAGCGACATGAATTTCATGACCGGAGAACGGGCGAGATTGTGTTAATGACCGTGGAGGAGGGGGCGGAAAATCCTCGCAGATATGTCGATCCGGGCAATGTTCTTTTTCTTCACGATACCAAGACGGGGATGGTTGTTGAGGGCGTTAAGGAACTAATCAAACAGCAATTCCCCGGCGACGAAGACGAAATCGAACCCGCTGTTTTCGAAGTAGTGGCAGAGCTTGCCGAAGCCTATCTGCGCCGCACCGATATGACGTCACAGCAAGCCGTCAGGAAGGCTGTTTCAGACCTTAAAGAAGGTGGGGTTTTTTCCGACCCTGGCTATTTAACCACGAATGAAATCGGGATTGATCCAAAGTGGGTGCCCCGTCTAAGTAAACTTTTTGAGCAGTGGGCAGAGCAAACGGCGAGGAATTTTAGTAAAGCAGGCGGTCAGTAATTCAAATGAAACTTGATGACGATCTTCAAGCCAAGGTGGATTTGCTTATGGGCGGGCCAGCCGGCCCGCCCTCATCGTCTGCCGGTGGCATTGGCGACCTTTTCAGCACGTTTGCCGGCGTCGGTGTGGATCAGGTCGTCGAAATATTTAATAACGCGCAGATTTTGCCGCTGGCGAAGGGTATCAATATTGCCAATGAGGTTGGAAATATTGCAGATGCCTTTGACATGCAAGGTGCAATGGAACGGCTACATCAACGTGATCCAGGCGGAACACTGACACGCGGGCGGGTTCTCGACCGGGAGAAGCGCGCACAATTTATTCAGACCAGCCAAGAACGCCTTGCCGAGGCTATGTCCTTGTCTGTCGCCGCGCGTTCATCCGCTACGGCGGTTCCGCGCAGCGATACGACCAAGGGGATTCTTGAAAAAGCCTATGCTCCCGTGGATTTCACCGAGGATAACCCGGAGGGCGTTGAACAGGGGTTTTTCGAGTCTGCGGCCAGTGGCCTTGGGGAGGTTTTTAAGGCTCCTGCTGGAGACATGGCGCGGACTGCCGCTGAAATCGGCATCCCTAGCTTTATGACGTTCGCGCCGGCGTTCTTGGCGTGGCTTGTCAACCCTGTCTTGGGGGCTGGGGTTACGTTTGGAACCGAAAAAGCTGCGTCGCTTAGCGAGGGATTTAGGTCGATTGGAGTTGATCCTCAAAATACAGAACAAATTTTATCGGCGCTGCAAAACCCTGACTCAATTCGTGAGTTGGAAAAGTTCGGTATGGCGCGCGGTGCGGCAATAACTCTTTTTCAAATGCTTGGAATGAAAACCGGTGGTGTGAATTTTGGCAAGGTGTTTACCCCCGGCCTGAAATCCAGGGTGGCGCAGCAAGCTGTAAACGCCCCCACGCAGATAGCTGTCCAGAGTCTCTATGAAGGCGCGGGAGAGGCTACTGCCGGCATAGCTTCCACCGGCAAGGCGGATGGCGGTGAAGTTGCCATGGAAATGATCGGCGGTGCGTTTGGTGCGCCGGTTGAAGTTCTTGTTGGCGTTCAAAGGGCCAGAAAAAAGGTTGCGGCGCGCGTTCGCAAACCGGAAGAAGAAATCCTTCTAAAGGACATTCAGGACGCGGCTCAGGAAGACCCGTCGATAAATGAAATTCTGCAATCTCTAGGTATGACAGACGAGCAACTGGCGGCAATGACGCCAGAACGGCGAGCGTTCGTGGCCGAGCGAGTCGAGGAAGCCCGGCAACGGGAGCTCAACGCTGCCGGGCTGAATCCGCCGCCGAGTGCGCCCCGCGTGGCTGACCCTAAAGCGCGTAGGGAACGCTTAAAACAGGAGCGCAAAGACGGTCCTGCTATCACCGAAGAAAAGCGCGTTGCAAAAATTGTAGAGGGCATGTCTCTTGAGCCAACGGGAGAATTTGGGGATCCCTTTATTGACCCGTCCTTTGCTAAGGACTTGCCGCAGAAAGTTACACGGCCCGATGTCATCGAGCAGGGTCAGGCCACACAGACCGGACTTACCGCCGTTGAAGGGCGGGACAGCGCGAGCCGAGGCACGGAAGCTGGGCGGGCGCAGAACGCAGACCTTACCGACGCAGAACGCCGGGCGATTCAGGATGAGTTAGGGGTTTTGCCGGAGTCGCTTGAGCATCAGCGGCGGTTACGAGATGTGCTGCGCGCTCAAGAAGACCGGCGCATTGAAGGCAAGGACACCACCCCCGTCCTAACCGAGAGTGGCCCTCGCGTTGATGCTGATGGCGTCCCTGTTCGTGAAGGAGACGTGGCCCCGGTAGGCCCGACAAGCTCACCCACGCGGCCCCAGGATGACGCCACGATAGCTACAGGGACTTCAGACAGACCCTTCAAGGCCGACTTTGAGCAAGGCCGCGATCAGACCGTGGATCAGGGCGTGCGTTCGGATAGTGACCGCGACCCACAGACCCAGGCTGAATTTTTCGAGGGCCGCGCAAACGAGCAGGCCAACGCGGCGCGCGATGAGCAAATCGACGACCTGATGAGCCGTTGGGAGCAGAACGCCCGCGCCAGGGAGGAAGCAAAGGCGCGCGCCGAAAGTAGTTCCCGCCGGGCCGAAGACAAGTATTCCCGCGCGGCAGACGAAAGCGTATTTGGCGAGAATGCTGCCGACCCGGATCAGGACGGGATATACGATACAGACGAATTTGGATATGTGCGGTCAGACCGGGGCGGCCCGGTTCGGTTCGCAAGTCAAATCAAAGCCGCCAGATATATTGTCGATGTCCTGAACAAAGGCGGATCCAAGCGACAGGTTTTCGACATTGCCAATCATCCGTTTGGTCAAGATGCTTTTACGGTTCAGGAAATTAACCGTGCGGATGACCAAGCACAGGCGAACGAAGCGGACCAGACAGGTCAGGCAGAAACCCCCCGGAAACCGCTATTAGGGATTCCTGGGCCGCGAGACCAGACAGACAGCGCCGAGGACAGGCTTACCGCCTTCAAGCCCACCCCACTTCGCAAAACCAGTCAGCCGACGCTTCTTGGATTTCTCCGCAAGTTGGGGATTAAAGACCTCGACAACAGTGTGACTAAAACGCTCGACGGAGCCTTTCCAGGCTTAGTTAGGAAGGATGGCGTTCAGCTTGACCTTGCCGCCTTCGATGCGTGGGTGGCTGGTTATACTTTTCCGGGGGTTGACGCTTACAGCCCCGGAACCAACCAACTGCCCGTTGATGGTCCGACCGTAAACGATCTTATAAACCTTCTCGACAGTCATTCGCGTGGCGACATTCAAAGGACTGTTGACGACCAGGCTATCGCAGATCAAAACGCTGGAATCACCGAAGACAACCGTTTTCGTCTGGAAGACCTTGAGGCGCGTGCTAGAAGTCCTGAATTTGATGCACAGCGCCGTGCCGAAGAAGACCAAACGGCACGCGAAAACGAGGAAGCAGATCGTCTGGCGCGCGAGGTGATTGAGGATGACCCCGAAACGTATGGGGAGTTTTTTGATCCCTTCTTGGACATGGAGGATATTTACAGTGGAAATGTCGCGGCGGAAACGAATCGAGATGAACGACAAGAGGATCGCCCTGCTGGAGAAGATGCTGAAGGTGCCAGCCAAACAAGCAGGGAAGAAGAAGCTGGCGCGCGCACTCGAAATCGTTCGTCAACAACAGAACAGACTGACCAGGGAGAACAGTTCATTTTTGAAGGGCAAGAAGTAAAAGACCGCGACCGGGTCGCGGCGGACGGCAGACGCCCCCTGCGCGGCGGAGACGAACGCCCAGGTGGTCTGTTCGATGCTAAAGACGACAGCCGGCAGACGGATATAGAAGACGAGCAAAGCCCCTTCCTTGAAGACACGACCGAGCGCGCCGAGACCGCAGCCGAGGAAGCCGCCGCGCGCCAGAAACGCCTGAACACCCCGCCCGAACACGTCCAGACATTGCTTGATGAGACTAACGCGAAGACCGAAGACGATGTTCGGTTTTCCATGGACGCGCTTCTTAGCGAACGCGAGGCGATTCACGAAGATATTGACAGGGAGCCTTCAGACGCCACGATTGAAAAACTCGAATCCCTGGAAACTGAAATCGCCCGGCATATCGACGCGCTAGGCTGGTTCAATCAAACCCCGGACGAGCGCGCGGCGTCCGCTGTCCGCGACACGTTCTATTCCAACCCGATTTCAGATCCGCGTGTCTGGAAGAATCTTGGCGAAACCATTGCCCGGATTATCGGCGTTGATAAAAATTCACTTGATCGGTGGGCAGACGGGATCCGTGAAGATGTTAAGTCATTCACGGACAAAGATACCGCATCAGGTATGGCGCGGGATGCCGGCAGTGCCGGGACATCCATAGGCAGGGGCCTTGCCCGTCTGGTTAGGATAACGGCGTGGACGAATGACGCTGTAATCCGCGCCGTTGGCTCTAAAATTGCGCGCGCAGGCGAGAAAATACACCCAGTGGTTCAACGTCTTGCGGATATGTTTTTTGCAACCGCGCTCGGTCGATCCGAGAACGCGGTTCCCCAGACCTATCAGGAAGCGGTTCAGGCCGAATTTTATGGGACATCGGCACGTCTGGCCAAAGCCCTTGAGCCTTTCGAGAATCTTACATCAAAGGAGATAAGGGAGGCTCATAAGCAAATCATCCGAAAAATCCGTAGCGGGCGCATTTTGAAAGACGGCGGTTCGATTGATAAGGCCGCTGCTGCAATTCGTGATATTTTGAATGATCAGCTTGAATACATGCGTAAGGCTGGGATCGAAATTGGAAAAATTAAAAATTACTTTCCTCGCGTGATGGACATGGGGCGTGTCCTGAAGGCACCTGAAAAATTTAGACAGAAGGCGATGGAACTGGCGCAGCGGCACATGGATATGACGCTAACAGAGGCGAAGGCATTTGCCGATTCGTGGCTTGAGCAAATCACTCTGTCCGATCTTGGATTTTCGGCCCCGAACGGAAATGATTTTGTAAGTGTCTCAGCCGGTCAGCGTGCGAACTTTGAGAAACTTCGTAAGCTGCCCCCGGCGGCTGATACGGTAATGGAAGAATTTTACATCAATAACCTCGCGGAAGCGTTGCCGCTTTACTTCCGGCGGGCCGCGCGGCGGTCTGAATGGTCGCGCAGGATGGGTCCAAACCTTGAGGTCTGGAAGGAAATCAAGGCTGAAATGATGGAAGCCGGCGCGACAGCTATGGATATTCACGATGTTGTCCGCGCGCTTCAGTCTTCTACGGGATCCCTGCCATCGCCAACCAGTAGATTCCTGACATTTTCGAGTTTTCTTAGAACCTTAAATTCTCTGACATTCCTCGATCATGCCACTATTTCATCACTGTCCGAGCCAGCAGTAGCGGCGTCACGGACGGGCAATGCCGGAGACGCCCTTACAGCATATGCCTGGACGATTCGATCCATCGTCGCGCGTCTGAATGAGGGAATATTCGGCGTTAATCCTGACGATAAGGTGGCGGCGGCGACCGCGCTTGCGGAGGATCTAAATCTAATTCCAGGTTTGCAGACAGACATGCTTCTGGAGCAGCGTGTGGACGGCGAAACGCAGGGGCGGTTCGCACAGAAAATCTTGCGCGGGTTTTTTAAGGGTATTGGTCTGCATGATTTCACCGAGGCAACGCGAATTGCGTCCATGCGGATCGGTCAGCAGTTCTTAAAGCGCATTTCAACAGACATTGTTGGCGAGACAAGGATTGACCGCAAAAAGTCAGCGGATGTGCTGGCAAAAGAACTCGGCATCCCAACCGATAGGCAGGCTGAATTTGCCAAGTGGGTGCTAGACAATAACGGCTCACCCGATATTGACGCCATCAATGTCAACGGCGAAATGGGGCAGTTCTACCGCACGGCGGTCATGCGGTTTGTCTCTCAAGTTATAATGGGGCCGACAGGATCGAACAAACCACGGATGGCGACACACCCGTATTTTGGATTGTTCTATCAGTTGACCGGGTTCCTTTACGCCTTCCAAGTTAATGTGGTTAATCGGTCTGTGCGTGGTACTTTTAAGGCGCTTAATCCCAAGGGCAAGCTAAATGCGGCTGATCGTCTGCGGATGCTGGCCCCACTTTCATTGCTTTCTCTGGCTGTCTTGGCACAGGTTCCCTTGGTGGATCTGCGTGATTGGATGCTCGACAATCCCGCGCGCGATCCGAAGAAAAAGAAACGCACTGATGCTTCAAAATGGTGGCTGGCAACGAGTCGCTCAGGGGCACTTGGTGTAGCTGATTTACCGATTAACTTGGTGACGGGCATCAAATACCGCAAAGACCCGGCAACCGCTTTATTGGGGCCAGAACTGGGACTTCTTTCCGAATTATTTAGCTCGACTATCGCGGCAATTTTGTCAAATTCAGACAAAACCAACACAGCCGAACGGCGCATGTCAAAACTTGTCTATGATGTAGCCATTAATCCTCTGCTGAATATGATTGGATCGCGCATACCCGGCACAAAAACTAGTCGGTCCTTCATCGGTGCCGGCATAATACAGGGCGCGGGGCATCCGGCGGTGCGCGAGGGGCTTGTAAGCGAGGTGGCCGGCAAGCCGGGCTGGAAGACCAGGAAGCCCAAGGGAAGCGGTCCACGCCGCTATGTGCCCCGACGTGCGCGGCAGTCGCGGTTCAAAGCGCAGCAATCACGGTTCTAAACGATGGATCATATCGCTGAAATATTCGCATCCCTACTGCGCGGTCGGGATAAGCGCCAATCCCTGCCACCGCTGGGAAATCTTGTTGTGGGGAGAACCAGTGACGGTCGCCCCGTGGTGCAGAATCTCGACCACTCGCTATCGACCGAACGGTCAGTCACAGTTCTAAACCCAGCCATCAATCGCGGTCGTCCCACAAATATTCCGACTCTTTTTGACATCCTGGGAACTGGTGTGCCGCAGCAATCGGGAGAAGACGACGCGGTTAGGTTCATTCTGGAAAACGGTAGAATAGCCGGCTCGTCTGAATCCGCTGGTCTGGTTGTAGATCCAATCACTGGTCGTCGTCTGCCTGGGTTTGCGAACATTGAAAGCGCCGAACGCGCCGCAAAAGATCGGTCCTCGAATATTCGCTTTCAGTTATTCGGCCCCAGGCGCTAGACACGCATACAATGTGTCGGTATAAGTGGCTGCATGACAGCCATCACAAACAAACTTAAAACATTCGATAGCGAAGTCGCCAACATCACCGAGCGTAGAGGGAGCGTCTACGGACACCCTTCAACGGACTTTGCTCGCGCTGCGCTTATCAAGCAGGCCGTTAGCGACTGTCCGCACCATCTAGTGCGGCACGCCCTGGAAATGATCGGCGTGAAAATGGCGCGCCTTACTGAAACCCCCGATCACCTTGAAAGTGTAATCGACATTTCCGGCTATGCCCGGACTATCGCCATGATCCTTGACCGCGACGCGCAGCCATCCAACCCAAAAGGAACAGACATGACCCCCGGAGATTTTGACGCCTTGGCCCGAACGATCTACGGCGAAGCGCGAGGTGAAAGCGGACGCCTGCCTCTTATGGCGGTGGGATGGGTCGTTCGCAATCGCGTTGATGCCGATCTGTGGCGCGATAACCGGCCTGACTGGTGGGGCGAGGGATATTTCGCCGTCTGTCATAAGCCCTGGCAATTTTCCTGCTGGAACAAAGACGACCCGAACAGAGCGGCTATCAAAGCGGTAGATTATCGAGATATTCGGCTTACAGACTGCCTCTCCGCCGCAATGACGGTTCTGACCGAAGATGACTCGGACCCCACCAACGGATGCACACACTATTACCGGAGCGGGACTCGCGAACCTGACTGGGCGAAGGGGCGAGATGTCGAAGTCACTATCGGCAATCACATCTTTTTCAAAGACATCGAAGGGGTCTAATTATGACAAGCGATCCGTGGGCGCACCAAAGTGCCGAGATGCGGTGCCGCACTTGCATGTGGTTTGTTGTGAAGGCTTCGGACAAGCCTGACGTAAAAGCTGGCCCTGACACTCTCTATCCAGCAACCCAGTCCAAGGTGGGCCGTTGCCGGCGGCGCGCCCCAACAATGAGCGGGTATCCTGTCGTCTTTGAGGATGATTGGTGCGGCGATCACAAGCTGGGCAAAAACTCGATCTGATATGGCGGATGAACTGACTGCCGATGAAAAGCGCGCGGATTCGGCGGGGTGCTACGACGTGGCGATTGCGGCGAAGCGGGAGGCCATCTGTGGCTTGACCGCCTACACCGACATATCTGCCGTTCCGCGCGGGCGGTATGGCGTCATCCTGGCGGACCCGCCTTGGAGTTTCGCCTTGCGATCACCCAAAGGGGATGGTCGGAGTCCGTCGCAACATTACAACACAATGTCCATGGCGGACATCAAGGCATTGCCGATCGTGGATCTTGCGGCCAAGGACTGCCACCTGTTTATGTGGGTCACTGGTCCCAATCTTGTGCGCGGCGATCATATCGGCGTCATGCGGGCTTGGGGTTTTGAGCCGTCATCCCTGGCGTTTGTTTGGTTGAAGTGCAAAAAGAAAATCGCGCGGCAGGGCATCTTGCATGGTTGGGTCGATGAAAGTTGCTTTGCAATGGGCATGGGCTTCACGACAAGACAGAATGCAGAGTTTTTATTGCTAGGCCGCAAGGGCAAGCCGCGCCGTCTGTCCAAGTCAATTCATCAAATCATTATCGCACCGCGCCGCGAGCATAGCCACAAGCCTGACGAAACACATGACCGCATCGAGCAATATGCAGACGGGCCGTATCTTGAACTGTTCGCACGGCAAGAGCGCGCCGGCTGGGATGCTTGGGGCGATCAGGTGGGGCGGTTTAGCGAGAACGCCGCATGAACAAAGATGCCGCTAAAATGCTGCGTTCCGTGTTTGTATCCTGTTTTGACAAGCCCGGCAAACACTTCCTAACTAGCTGAATATAATGCCTTAATCGTGGTG